CAGCAAAGCAGGAGAAATGCTTGTCTGCCTGCCAAACAGGGTGGTAATTAAGATAGTGGATGCAAATGAAGAAGAGCCTATAATTGACGGAGTTTCAGGTTAGGAGGTAAGGTGGCTAAAAAAGTTTCACTGTATGGAATTCTTGTGTCCCTTGCTTTCATAGCAAGCTACATAGAGGTGCTTATTCCATTTAACTTTCACATACCGGGTATGAAGCTTGGACTGGCTAATATTGCTGTTCTCATTGCTTTGTACACAGGTGGGGAAAAAGCAGGAATAACAGTGTCAATTATTAGAATAATCTTAGTGGGCCTTACCTTTGGCAATCCTTATAGTGCAATATACGGGCTTTCAGGTGGAGTGATGAGTTTAGCTGTAATGATAGTACTAAAGAAGACGGACTTCTTTGGAATGACAGGGGTAAGCATGGCAGGAGGAGTGGCGCATAATATCGGACAGCTTTTATGTGCTATGATACTACTTAAACTGCCTGCGGTATTTACCTATCTATCATATCTTATACTTGTTGGAACTGTTACAGGGGCTTTGATAGGTATAATTGATGAGGAAGTCTTAAAGAGGTTGAAGACAAGGCTTATTATGTAATGATACAAGTGTCAAAAGCATAATAACTTTCTTGTGCCTGATTCCGAGAAAATATAAATAAAGGGAGAAAAACTATGTATAACAAAATATTAACAAAGGCTGTAGCCTTGGTTCCATTGACTGCATTACTTATAAACCCGGTTCAGACTATGGCTGGAAGCAATCACACATATGCTTCAGTGAACAACGTAGTTGCTGCAAAAAAGGCGAAATACGAAAAGGAAATAGGGATATTTCAGAAAGATTTGGTCCAAGAGAAAATCACCAATGGAAGCTTTGCTCCTAATGCTCCCTCGACAGTAATGGCAAAAGGTTCCTCTAAGCCATTGATTGATACCGGAAGAATGAGGCAATCTGTAAACTATGTAATACAGCAGAAAGGAAGTGGGGACTAATGAACTTCCTCAAGAGGAATTATCGTTTAAGGCGTTTTTTGGAGCCTGAACTTGTTAAAGGGTATTTTTCTATACCTTACGAAGATAAAACGCTCCCTATGGATATACAGACATTGGAGGACGAGGTAGAGACTACTCAAGAGGGAAGAAGGTCTATACAGAGGCTCCGGGTTTTTTGTGACTTTGAAATCCTTGTTGAGGATGAGGAAAAGAAGCAGAAAGCAGACAGAGTATGGTTCCAAGGGAAGTGGTTTGAGTGTCAATCCAGTAGGTTAAGTGAGAATACTCCATTAAGGCACTGGACAGCTAGGTTCGTTCAATGCTTAGATTCCGAACCTGGTCCCGAAGAGGAATAAAAAATGAAAATGGAAGAGATTGAGAGTATCGTCTATGAGATTGTTTCTGATTTTTTCCATGGAGCCACAGTGATATGGGCAGAGCAGGTCAACACAAAGCCTACTCTGCCTTTTGTTACGATTAAAACCGGAAACATAAATAGAACAAGGTTCCCTATCATAGACGAAGAAGGTAGGCGTTTTTATCCATGCAGTACCATTCTTGAAATCAACCTATATACCAAAGGAAAGCCGGTTATGGTTGGAACAAAGGTTACTGGAAATTACGCCAATACATCAGCCAGTGACTTGCAGGATTTTTTCAGTTATCTCGATTCAGAAAACATAGTAGATAAGCTTGCTGTGAATGGAATTGATATTTCCCTTGAAGGACCGATAAGAGATTTAACCAATCTGCAAAATGATAGCAAGTTCAGATACCGAGCCATGGCAGAAGCCACCTTGTCTTATGCACAAGAAGCCAATGGAGCCTTCGGTATAGGTGGTTTAGAAATGCCCAATCCTTCAGGAGGAGGAACAAGCGAAATGCAAGAAGCTTCCACTGAAGAGATTGTTGGTTTTGAAATTGAAGAGGATAAATAAGGAGGCAAAAAATGAAGAATAATGCACTAGACGACATTATCAAGTGTGATGTTGAAATCTCTAGCCCTGGCTCAAATGATGTGAGCTTTGACAGCATCCTGCTTGTTGTTTCCGCTCCTGCTGTAAAGGGGAAGGAAACAGCTACAGGAGCAACTGCTATTTCTAAAGCGGAGAAGTTGCTTGATTATGGGTACACTACAGAAAGTGCGGCATACATTGCGGCAAATGTTGCTTTTTCGCAGAATCCTGCTCCTGAGAAGCTGTATTTCATCGCTAGGGGGAAGGTTGCGGATAAAGAAGCCAATGAGGATATTGCTGTAACACTGGCTAAGGCCAATGCAGAGGTGTCCTTTTACGGATTCCACCTTACGGAGTTCAGAGACAGCAAGGATGTTGAAGCGGCAAAGGTTTGGGCAGAAGCCAATGAGAAGCTGTACGGATTTGAGTACACAGATATTGAGAATTGCCCTGTAAAGACATTCAACTATTATAGAACCTTTGGTTTGTTCTCCGGATTGCAGGATGGACAGGCTGAAGGCCAGTCTACCGCAGAGAATCAGTATGCGGCACTTGCTTGGATGGCTAAATGTTTTGGCTATAATCCGGGAACAGAAACATGGAACATTAAGGAACTTACGGCCATTACACCTTCAAGACTATCCGCAGAACAGAAGAAGTCTCTTCAGGAAAAGAATATCAATGCTTTCCTGAGATATGCAGGATGTAATTGCACTATCGGAGGAATGAGCCTTAATGGAGAATGGATTGATGTTGTGCGATTCAGAGATTGGTTAAAGAATGAAATGCAGATCCGGCTCTTTAATGCCCTGAAGGTCAATAGAAAGGTTCCATTTACTGATAGTGGAATCGGATTGATTGAAGGCGTTATGGAGTCTGTATTGAAGCATGGACAGGACATTGGTGGAATTGCTCCTACAGAGTACGACAGCGATGATAACCCTGTATTTGGCTATACTGTTACAGTGCCAAAATCTGCAAACCTCACTGAAGCAGAAAAGAAGAGCAGAAAGCTTACTGGATGCAAATGGTCCGCAAAACTTGCAGGAGCCATTCATGCGGTTGAGATTGGTGGAAACCTAACATTCTAAGAAGGAGGATAGAACTATATGAGTAAAGTTACGACTTACAATCCAAAGAAAATCACTTGTGCATTAGGTAGACACATGGTTTCCGGATATGCAGATGATTCCTTTATCACCATTGAACCGGCAGGAGATGGAACTTCCTATGTTATCGGTGCTGATGGAGAAATTGCTCGAAGCATAGATCCGTCAAGTGTGTATACTGTAAAGCTTGCTTTGTTGCAGGCATCTTCAACAAATGGATATTTGCAGAAAATGTACGACAAGGACAAGAAGGATGGAACCGGTACATTCAGTGTCAATATTGCTGACTTGCTCGGTAATGAGAAGTTTACCGGAGCAACAGCATGGGTGACAAAACCTGCTTCCTGGGCAAGAGGAAAAGCACAAGGAAACAGAGAGTGGGAAATTGTTGTTGGAGAAGGACAATTCAAGTAGGAGGAATAGGCTATGGCTTTGAAACAAATGGAGTCCGTTAAAGAGAGCATTGGAGGCAATACATTTTACATTAAGCCGTTTCCTGCACTTAAAGCGGCTAACTTAACAGGAGAATTGGCATCCGTTCTGTCCCCTATCCTTGGTGCTTTTGCACCATTGGTAGGGGATTCTGATTTGCTTGATGTTGATGCGAATGTTGCGGCAGAAGCACTTTCCAATATTCCGTCAATCAGTGGAGATAAGATTGAGAGCTTGGTTAAGAAGCTTTTGCTCGGAGGAAACATTGTCGTTGAATATGAAACCGAAGATGGAGAGAGCCAACAGGAAACACTTGACAAGGATCTAGCAGATGAAATCTTCTGCGGTGATGTTCAGGATTTGTTTATGCTGTGTTTTTATGTTATCCGGCTCAACTTTAATGGTTTTTTCAAGAGGCTAACCACCCTATCTGGGAAAGCCGAACAGGTGGTAGCGAAGAAACAGAGAAAGAGATTGTAAAGTTCGGCAAGTTTGACTACTCACGATTTAGTGAATTGGAGTTACGATGTTACATTCTTGTTAAGTCAGGTATTGTCTCCCTGACTGAGCTTAAAGAAAGCTATACACTGGATGAAATGTTGAAATTGTATGCCTTGTATTCTATGCAGATTGATATAGAAAAAGGCAGAGCTGAAGAATTGGAAAGGAGGTCTTAATCGGTGACAATAAGAGATATAGCTATTGCTTTTGGATTTGATATTGATAAAGCATCACAAAAAGAAGCTGAAAACAGCATTAAAGGCATTAAGAGTTTAGCCACAA